CACAAATGTCACCATATATGCAAAACCTAACTAACCCAGGCATGACAATGCAACAAAACTACATTGATCCTGCTATCATAGAACAAATGTACTATAGAGGGCTACTAAGCCGATAAACAATAGAGGGCAACCAACCTAAGGGAGTTGCAAAACAATGGATAACAAAGAAGAAAAAGAGAATAAAGTAGGAGCGCCTTTAGGCAATACAAATTCTAGTAAAAACAATAGGATATGGGCAAATACAATTCGCAAATTAGCTGTACAAGAAGACTATAAACGTATACACGCTATTGCTGAAAAGCTATTTGAGAAAGCACAAGAAGGCGATCTAGGCGCTATGAAAGAAGTAGGCGATAGATTAGATGGAAAAGCTATAGCTACTCAAGAATTAACAGGACCAGATGGTTCTAATTTACCTAGCGGAATAGGAATACTCTTTGTCAAGCCAGAAGATAGCAAAGTTTCCGAGTAAACTAGAGTTCTTATTTGAGCCACACCGTTATAAAGTAGCATACGGTGGTAGAGGTTCAGGTAAGTCATGGTCATTTGCCAGGGCATTGCTTATACAAGCAGCAAACAAACCATTACGCATATTATGCGCACGTGAAATACAAAAGTCTATCAAGCAGTCAGTTCATACATTACTTAATGACCAAATACAAGCATTAGGTCTAGGAGCTTTCTATGAAGTTCTTGAGTCAGAAATACGAGGTCTTAACGGTAGCACGTTTAGCTTTACTGGGTTGGCTACTAATACTGTGGAAAGTATTAAGTCTTTTGAAGGATGTGATATTGTCTGGGTGGAAGAGGCACAAACGGTATCAAAGAAGTCGTGGGATATTCTTATACCTACAATCCGTAAACCAGACTCAGAGATATGGGTAAGCTTTAATCCTAATATTGATACAGACGATACATACCTTCGCTTTGTGGTTGAACCACCGGACAATGCTAAGGTAGTCAAAGTTAATTGGCAAGATAATCCATGGTTTCCAGATGTGCTAGAAATTGAACGTCTACATAGCGAAAAGACTAACCCAGACTATAACAATATATGGGAAGGTGAATGTAAGGCTGCAGTAGATGGTGCTATTTACTCTAACGAAATAAGAGAAGCACAAGAAGCAGGACGTATTACTAACGTACCTTATGATCCTATGTTAAAAGTTCATGTTGTTATGGACTTAGGATGGAATGACTCAATGTCAGTTATACTATGTCAAAAGGGTGTATCAGACTTAAGAGTTATTGGTTATATAGAAGATGACCACAGAACACTAGATAGTTATTCATCTCAGTTAAAAGCATTGCCATATAATTGGGGAACTATGTATTTACCTCATGATGGACAGTCTAAAGACTTTAAGCATGGTATATCAGCAGAAGATATTATGCGTAAGTTTGGATGGGATGTAAGAATTGTACCTCGTATGGACATAGAAGCTGGTATAAAGATAGCCAGAATGAACTTCCATAGAGTTTATTTTGATAAGTCAGCTAATAGACTTGTTGACTGTTTAAAGCATTATCGCAGAAGTATAAACTCTGCAACTAACGAACCTGGCGCACCATTGCATGATGAGTATTCTCATGGAGCAGATGCGTTCAGATATTTATGTACCTCTGCAGACGGAATGAAGAATGAGTCATGGTCTGGATCAGAGATACGATATTCAAACTTAGGAATTGTTTAATGAAGATAGAAGACTTAGAAATTATTGCACGTATAGAGGCAGAAGAGAATATAGCGTATGGTGTCAATGACTCTACTCTATCTAATGATCGTGCTGAAGCTATTGACTATTATCTAGGTGAACCATTCGGAAATGAGACCGAAGGCAGATCACAAGTTGTATCTTATGACGTGCAAGATACTATTGAGTCAGCATTACCACAATTGCTTAAAGTATTTGTATCTGGTGACCAAGTAGTTAAGTTCGAGCCTAAAGGTCCAGAAGACCAAGAAGCTGCTGATCAAGAAACAGACTATGTAAACCATGTAGTCATGGAAAAGAATGAAGGCTTTAAGATATTCTACGTATGGTTTAAAGACGCACTTCTATCTAAAAACGGTTATGTAAAAGTTTACGCTGAAGACGAAGAAGAAGTAGAAGAATACGAATACGCTGGTCTTACAGACGGTCAACTACAAATGTTGGCTTCAGATGAAAAGACAGAAGTATTAGAACATACAGCTTATCCTGATCCTAGCATAGATATGAACGCAGTTATGGACCAAGCATTAGCTATGGGACAAGATCCTGCATTATTACCTCAACCTATGCTTCATGATGTTAAGTTAAAGGTTACAGAAAAGAAGACAGAAATTGTTATTGAGAACGTAGCACCAGAAAACATGATGGTATCTGTAGAAGTATCTGGTCCTAGTTTAGATGATGCACGCTTTGTTCAACACAGAGAGATAATGCAATTAGCTGACATTGCTGAAGCATTTGATAAGCCACTAGACTATATTAAGTCTATCATGTCAGACCTTCGTGATACATTCGAAGAAGAGTCTAATGCACGTGATATTTATGAAGAAGAATATGACAGAGCTATTGAGTCAGACGAAGCTTTAGTTAAAGATACATATATTAAGTTAGACGGTGAACGTCATAGAGTCGTAGTACTAGGTAACACAATTCTTTATAAAGAAAAGACTGAACACGTACCATTTGCATGTATCACTCCTATGATCATGCCACATAGACATATTGGTCGTTCTTATGCTGATCTTACTATGGACATTCAGTTAATTAAGTCTACATTACTACGTGGTCAGTTAGATAATATGTATCTAGCTAACAATGGTCGTTATGCTATTTCAGATAGAGTAAACCTAGATGATATGTTGACAAGCCGTCCAGGTGGTATTGTTCGTGTAGATGGTGACCCAGGTTCAGGTATTATGCCTTTATCACATCCACCATTACCAGCATCTTCATTTGCTATGGTTGAATATATGGATAGCATGAAGGAAAAACGTACAGGTATTACAGCTTATAACCAAGGTTTAGATGCTAATAGTCTTAACAAGACAGCTACAGGCGTACAACAAATTATGTCTGCTGCTCAACAACGTATTGAGTTAGTAGCAAGAACATTTGCTGAAACTGGCGTTAAAGACTTATTTAAGTTAGTTCATCATTTAGTTAGAACTACACTTACTAAACCAGATATTATCCGCTTACGTAACAAGTGGGTAGAAATTGATCCTAGAGAATGGGAAGACCGTAAAGACTTATCTATCTCTGTAGGCTTAGGTGCAGGTAATAAAGACCAGCAGTTAGCACACTTAGCAACTATTCTACAAGCTCAAAAAGAAGCATTGTCTATTGGCATTACTTCACCTGAGAAGATATATAACGCATTAGCTAAACTTACACAGAACGCAGGATTTAAGAACCCTGAAGAGTTCTGGATTAACCCAGCCAATACACCAGAACAAGAAGGTCAGCCATCTAAACCTTCAGAAGCTGAGATTATGATACAAGGTCAATTAGCTATTGAGAAACAAAAAGCAGACGCACAACTACAGCAAGAGCAAGTTAGATCACAAAATGATGTTATAATTGAACGTGAGAAGATAGCAGCTCAAGCTGAGTTAGAACGCTTTAAAGCACAATTGAAAGCAGAAACTGACTTAGCTATTGCACAAATTAAGGCACAGTCCGGAGTAATGTAATGACTATTGAAGAGTTATTAAGACAACAATCTCAATTAGGTCAAGGTGGTGCTTCACAATATTTGTCTATGCCACAGCAACAATATGGTGCAGGACAATATTTAGGTGGACTATTAGGACCTGAGTTGAACTTCAGCGCTCCAAGCGGTACAATGCCTAGTTATAGTACTAACACATATAAGCCTGGACCTTTTAATTCACCAAATTATATGACGGCTGACGGAAGTGGTTTGTACGCTGGAAGGTTCTTTAAAGAAGCATATAGACAAGATCCTAACCCTTTATTTAGGTTATTTAGTCTTTTACCTGATGATATGGTTTGGAATAAAACAGGATAACTATGGCAGACAAAAGTTTAGAAGAAGTTAAACGTGGTGAACAAGCTGCGGTTATTTTAGATAACCCAGTATATAAAGAAGCAATAAGCAAGGTTAGAGAGAACATTGTCAATACAATGACTACAAGTCCATTGGGTGATGAGAAGACTCATAACCGTTTAGTTATTGCACTACAGTTATTAAACCAAATTGATAAACAACTTACTGACGTGATGAACACAGGTAAGCTCGCAACCATACAAACAGATAGACCTAAGTTTAAGATATTTGGGTAAGGACAAGCCCACTTAAGACTCTCATGAGTCTTTTTAATTGTCTAATTTTAAGGAAAATATTATGAGTGACCAAGTCGCAGAACAGTCACCACAAAGCCGTTTAGAGGCTATGCTAGGTGATGATATTCAGTCTGATGTACAACCAACAGAAGTACCAGAAGAAGAACTTAAACCACAAGAGGCTGAGGCAGAAGCTGAAGTACCTACTGACGAAGTAGATGCTGAAGAAGAAGCTGTAGATGAAGCACCAGATGACCAATCTGAGGAAGAAGAACAGTCGCAAGATGAAGTTCCTGCTATCCTTAAGTTAAAGGTTAATGGTGAAGAAGTCGAGAAACCTTTGGACGAAGTCGTAGCATTAGCACAACAAGGGCTTGACTACACACAAAAGACACAACAAGTAGCAGAACAACGTAAAGAGCTAGAAGCCTATGCTCAGCAAATTAAAATGCAAGAGCAAGCCTTTCAAGATCAAATGCAACTTAATAACGTGTTAATTGAAGATGTAGCGAAGATCACAGCATTAGACCAACAATTAGGTCAATACAGTAACGTGAATTGGCAAGAATTGTCTGATAATGACTTTGTGGAAGCGCAAAAACATTTCTTTACATATAACCAACTACAGCAAGAACGTAGTGCATTAGTTTCACAGTTTGAAGCCAAGAAGCAACAAATAGCAAGTCAGCAAGCTCAATTGATGGCAGATAGAGTGGCAAAAGGAAAAGAACTTTTAGCTAAAGAGATACCAGGATGGAGTCAAGAGACTACCCAACAACTAGTATCTGTAGGCAAAGAGTATGGTTTTTCAGATGCAGAACTCAACTCAATTGTAGATCCTAGACACGTTAAGGTTTTGCATGACGCTATGCAATGGCGCAAACTACAACAGAATTCTACTGTAAAGAAAAAAGTATCAAGCGCTAAACCTGTAGTGAGACCAGGTGCTAAAGATACAAAAGCGGAAGCTACATCTAACGTACGTAACTTACGTGAGCAATTACGTAAAACAGGTAAGTCAGATGCAGCACAAAAACTTATCGAACAAATGATCTAATTTAAAAGGAAACCATAATCATGGCAACATCAGCAACCAATAGCTACACCGGTAAAGGTATAGCGGAGTCATTCGAAGATATTATCTTTGATATTTCTCCAGAAGATACACCATTGCTTTCATTAGCAAAAAGAATGTCAGCAGGTCAAACATACCATCAATGGCAAACAGATGCATTATCAGCAGCAACAACTAATGCAAACGTTGAAGGTGATGACGCTTCATTCGCAACATTAGCAGCAACAACAGTATTAGGTAACTATACTCAAATTTCACGTAAAACAGTTCAAATTTCTAACACTTATGACGTAGTACGTAAGTATGGTCGTAAGTCTGAAGTTGCTTACCAACTTATGAAAGCTGGTAAAGAAATGAAACGTGACATGGAATTTGCTATCGTACGTAACCAAGCTTCTTCAGCAGGTGGCGCAGCAACAGCTCGTTCATCAGCAGGT